CTGTTTTAAAAGCAGATCAAGGAGTAGCTTTTCCTATAGGAAATAATAATGAAGAAACATATATTGAGAGTCCTAATGTTGATCCTAACAAAATAATTGTAGCTACAACTCCAGTACCTACTATAACACCAACTCCATTACCATCAGGAACAATAACACCAACACCCACCCCAACTCCTACTTTACCAACTACAGAAGATACACCTCCTGAGCCTGCTATAGAATTCTTACCAGAAACTGAATTTGCTCAATCATCAGCTCAAATATTTGATGAGATTGACTACTATAGAAATGTAGAAATAATTGATGGTTCATTATGGGTATATACAGCAGGATATAGCATTCAATTCCAAGCTTTATATAATAGTGAAAAAAGTGGTGTTAGTACTAAAACTAAATCAGGTAAAGAAGTTGTAATAGCCGCTAAAGCAATGATTGATAAAGCTATAGCTAGATACCCAATGATAGCAGATAAATCAAAGTATCCAGATGCTATGAATAGATTATTAGCTTTACTTTTAGTAGGATATAATGAAACTCGTTTTACTCCTCAACCTGAAAATCCAAATCATACATTTAATACAGCTCAAAGAGCTAAAATACTCAAAACAGGATTTAACACATTAGATACATTCTACGCTAAATTTGGAGTTAAACCTGGAGATGAAAGTAAAAAAGCCAGTGGTGATGCTAAAACAGCAAACCCAGAAAATATATTCAATGCAGCATATGGTAACACTTATGAAAACGGTCCTGAGTCAAGTGGAGATGGATATAGATATAGAGGTAGAGGGTATTATGGAATAACTTTTAAAGCAGGTTATAGACGCGCTGGTAAATTACTTTATGGAGATGAAAATAAATTTTTAAATGATCCTGATTTAGTTAACACTGAACCAATTGCTACTGAGATGTTTTTAAAAGCTATGTTTGAAGGTGGATTTTGCGCTTTAGAAGTTGGTTTATTAGCTTACACAAATACACCTGGTAAGGTAGGTAAATATAATGTTGGTTCATTAGTGGATGTAACTTTACCTGATGGTACTAAAAAGAAAATAAGAGGAGATTTAGCATCAAATTACACAACATTTAAAGGAGCTAATAACCTAGTGAATGGAAATACAGCTCAAGGATATGTAGATAATTTTTCAAATATATTTAATAGCCAAGAATTAAGAGATTATATAAACAGTAAATTAAAATAATAATGGCTGCTACATCATATAAAGGAGAACAAATATTAATATCATCAGAACGTTTAGTTTTTAACTCAACTAGTGATGATATTCAAATAAAATCAAAAGGAATTATTCACTTTTCAGCGGGTAATTCTGTTAGATTAGATGTTGGTCCTAAAGGAACAACAGACCCCGCTAATTTTTTTATTATCAATTCTCCTAATATTCAGCTTGGATATGACACTAAAGGTAGAACAGTTGAACCAATTACTAAAGCGGATGCTTTAGAGTCAACTGTGAATGATCAAAATGAGGCTATAGCTAATTATGGTAAAATGATGGAGGCCGCTGTTAATTTTCCTGCTTTAGCTCCTATCGCTTCTGCTTACTTAAAAATGAAAATGCAGAACACTAAAAATTCTTTAGCTGAACCAGGCAATGTTAAATCAGATACTGTATCAACAATATAATGGGAACAATAGGAAACATACCACCACAATACTCACAACCAGGTAACATAAATAGTGTACCTGAGAGTCTTACTTCTACTTTAAGTCCTAATACTTTAAAGCAATTAAGTCCAGCTCAGTTAGACGCTATTAAAAGTTTACCTCCTGAGAAACTAGCATCACTTAATAACGTACCTATTGATCAGTTAAAAAAACTAGATCCAAAACAACTTCAGAACTTCACATCCAAATTACCTAATTCAAATGAGGTTAAAAATAAACTTGATAAGACACAAAAACAAATAAAGGATCGTAAAGATAAAGAAAAGAAAAAATCAGAAGAACTTGAAAAATCACTTGATGATAAAAAAGGATTTTTAAAAGATCAAGTAGGACAAACAGCTAAAAATGCTAAACTTCAAATAGCTACTATAGCTACACCTATATTAATGTCATTTATTAGGGCTGAGAATATAGCTGACTTATTAATTAAAAAACTAACTAAAGACACTAAAAAACAACTTCAGAATAAAGGTACATTAATTATTGAAAATGGTGTGTTTACTTTTACTCCATCAAACCCAGGTAATTATAGTGTATTTAAAAGTAATTTTGATAGACGAGTATCTAATTTAAAAAGAACTATATCTACTCTTAATAATATAGTCACAACATTAAACAACATTGTTAAAGTACTTAATATAGCTTTAACTGTAATAAAATTATATATTAAAGTTAAACAAAGACTAATGTTAGCTAGATTAGCTAGAATAACAGCTGAATTAGCATCTCCATCACCTTCTAAACCAACAACAGGTTTAGCATTATTTAACACAATTAGAAGTTTACAACAATTAGAAAAAGATAATAAAAAAGTAGATCAATATCAAGCCGCTATTATCGCGCTTCAATTATTTTTAACTATTTTTAAAGAAATGATCACTAAAATACAAATTAAAGTTAATCAACTTCGATTTGATATCGCTAATGAGCCTGCTAATACTACTAATAATGACTTAACATCTGCTTTAGCTGATGCTAATAGAGCTGTACCTGACACTGAAAATTATACTAGTGCTAATGGTAAATCATATATACTAAAACTTATAACATTACCTAATGAACAACGTCAATATCAGGCGTTAGATTCATTTAGTAAATTAAAAATCACTCAAACAGCACCAAGTCGTATTAAGACTAACGCTGAATTACTTGAAGAAATTAAACAAATACTAGGATAATAAAATATTTATAATCATGAAAGCTGATACATTTGTAAAATTATTACGTAAGGTTATACGAGAAGAAGTACAAGCTGTTGTAAGGGAAGAGCTTGGAATATTGCTTGAGGCACCGGAACCCAAGCCAGTGGTGGCAGAGGCCAGACAAACCACAGTAAAAAATTCCATGGTTGAGTCAATAAAACCTGCCAAACCTACACAGCCTCTTAAACCTATGAATTTTACTAATAACAATATATTAAATGAGATATTGAATGAAACAGCTACAAGTGGCGATTGGCACTCAGTAGCTAATATGAATTCAAGTATGGCTCGAGGTTTTAGTGGTCCTGTTGATGTACCTGTTGTAAACAGTGTAGATCAAATGTTAGCTAGTACAAGACCAGCGGGAGATATCAATGCTGTTAAGATTGATGTTGTACCTGACTTTAGCGCGTTAATGAATAAAATGAAACAAGACGGTAAAATATAATGGCTGTTAGACAAATATATAGACTTAACCCTCAAGACTTTGGGCAACCAAAGGGTATTGGCATCAGTGTGTTATATAGTAACAATACTAGTGTTTTCAAATCAACTGTCACAACTAAAGATCAGATTAAATCTAATTTAATTAATTATGTTTTAACTAATAAGGGTGAACGTTTATATGATCCTAATTTTGGTGGAGATGTTAGACGAGCTATATTTGAAGCTAATGATGATTTAACATTTGACGCAATAGCATCTAGACTAGAGACAGAAATATTACAGTATGTTCCTAACATTATTTTACAATCTATAATTATTAAAAGAGCCCCAGATGAAAATTTGGTAAACATAATTATAAATTATCAACTTAACCAACAAAATCAACAAGTTGTAGTAAATGTTGAAACAAGAGGACTTATTAATTTAATCAGATAAAATGGCAACACAACCAGACATAAAATATTATAATAAAGATTTCACGTCGTTAAGACAAGACTTAATTAACTACGCTAGAACATACTTCCAGAATACATACATGGATTTTAGTCCATCTTCTCCTGGTAATATGTTTATGGAAATGGCAGCATATGTTGGTGATGTTTTATCATTTTATACTGATAATCAATTACAAGAAACATTATTATTATATGCTCAAGAGAGAAAGAATATTATTGCTTTAGCATATGCTTTAGGTTATAGACCTAAAATAACAACAGCTTCTACAGCTGTGTTAGATGTATATCAACAAATACCATCATTAGGAGCTCCTAATTATGAACCAGATTGGAGATATACTTTTAAAATTGAACAAAACTCAACTATACAATCTAAATCAAATCCAAGTATAACTTTTATAACTGAAGATTTAGTTGACTTTGGTTTCTCATCTTCATTTGATCCAACAACTGTTTCTATATACCAGTATGATAATTTAGGTAACCCACAATTCTATTTACTTAGAAAACAAGTGAAAGCATACTCAGGTACTATTAAATCAACTACTTTTACTTTTGGAAATCCAACTCAATTTCCATCTGTTACTATAAATGATACTAATATTATTCAAATATTAGGTGTGACAGATAGTGATGGAAATCAATGGTATGAAGTACCTTACTTAGCTCAAGATACTATATTTGATGAAACATTAAACATAGCATCTAATGAGCCTAATTATGCTGATGAGAATGATAATGCTCGTTTTATGTTACGTTTGAAACGAGTACCAAGACGTTTTATTTCTCGTTTTGATGATGATAATAATTTAACTTTAGAATTTGGTAGTGGTGTAACATCAGTACCTGATGAAACTATTATCCCAAATCCAGATAATGTTGGTTTAGGTTTAGTAGATGGAATTAGTAAATTAAATCAAGCTTATGATCCATCAAACTTCTTATATACAAATGAGTATGGTATTGCTCCTGCAAATACAACTCTAACAGTTCAATATATTGTTGGAGGAGGAATAGAAACTAATTTACCATCTGATGACATTAATGTTAATTCAACTGTGAATACATTTATTGATTCTTATAATTTAGATGCTAATCTAATCACATCAATTCAAAATTCTATTAGATTTAATAATTCTCAACCATCATCAGGTGGAGGACCAGGTGAAACAACAGAACAAATTCGTTTACAAGCATTAGCTAACTTCCCAACTCAAAATAGAAATGTCACTAAAGCTGACTATTTAGTTAGAACACTTTCAATGCCTGCTAAATATGGTTATATAAGTAAGGCTTATGTAGTACAAGATTATTTAGTAGCTAATGATACTGATAGACAAAATTTCTTAAATAATAATCCATTAGCACTTTCAGTTTATGTTTTATCAACTGATATTGATGGTAAAATAGTTAGAGTATCTGATGCTATTAAACAGAATTTAAAAACATATTTAGCTTATCATAAAATAGCTAGTGACGCTATCTTAATTAAAGATGCTTATTATGCTAATATAAAAGTATCATTTGACATTACTGTCTCTCCAGCTTATAACTCACAAGAAGTATTATCTAGAGCTATAACAGCTGTTAAAGAATATTTTGATGTAGATAAATGGGAAATTAACCAACCAATTATCTATTCAAATGTTTATAATTTAATTGGTACTGTTATGGGAGTTCAATCAGTTATTAAAGTAGATATTGTAAATCTAGCTGGTGGAGATTATTCTCAATACTCATATGATATTAAAGGCGCTACAAAACAAGGTGTAGTTTATCCTTCACTTGATCCTATGATTTTTGAGGTAAGATATCCTGACACAGATATTTATGGTAAAGTAGTAACTTACTAAAAATTAAAATATGAATTTAGACAAATTAAAAGGACACATCCCTGACAAAGTAATTAGCCAAATTCCAGGAGTAATGGAAAAATTCCAAATCAACACTCCACTACGTTTAGCTCACTTTTTAGCTCAATGTGGTCATGAATCAGGTGGATTTAGACTAACTAAAGAAAACTTAAACTATAGTGCTAAGGGTTTAACAGGCACTTTCAAAAAATATTTCCCAACTGAAGCATCAGCTGCTGCTTACGCTAGACAACCAGAAAAAATTGCCAATAAAGTGTATGGTAACAGAATGGGTAATGGTCCTGAAGCATCAGGTGACGGCGCTAAATTCTGTGGCCGTGGTTATATTCAGTTAACAGGTAAAGATAACTACACAGCGTTTGGTAAATCTATTAATGAAGACTTAACTAAAGATCCAACATCAGTAGCAGACAAATATGCTTTATTATCAGCTGCTTGGTTCTTTAATAAAAATGGTTTGCATAAAATGGCTGATGAAGGTGCAACTGACGCAGTTGTAACTAAAATTACTAAACGTGTTAATGGTGGTACTATTGGTTTAGCTGATCGTATCAAACACTTTAAAGAATATCATCACTTACTAGCTTAATCTCTGTAATTATCCCATATTTATACTAGAATAATACTAATATAAATGGGTGTTTACAAAATATTTCCTTCACAGGATACAACAATTTATACAGACTATAATACTCTAAATGCAGGGTTAGACGCTATTTTAGATTTATCTAAAAACGCGCCTAACCTATTTGCATCTTCATCAACAAGCCGTATATTAATTAAATTTGATAATACTGATATAGCTGATGTTATATCTAAATCAGGCGTTAATTACACTGCCTCTTTAAAGTTATATAATGCTCATGTTGATGGAATACCAACCAATTTTAATATTGATATTAACCCAATATACCAAAGTTGGGATATGGGTACAGGACGTTTTAACAATGTTCCTGAGACAGATGATGGATGTAGTTGGCAATATAGAAGTTCAAACCAAACAAATGCTTGGGCTGTAACTAGTTTACCAGCTGGTGTTGAATCATCTTATTTCATAGGTGATCAAGGAGGTGCGGCTTGGTACACAGCTTATTCTGCCTCACAAACATTTAATTACTTTTCAACTAAAGATATTAATGTTAATGTGACATCAATAGTAGCCGCTTGGACCGCTAGTGTAATTCCTAATAACGGATTTATTATTCGTAACACAGGCTCACTTGAATTTGATGTTAATTACCAATACACATTCAATTTCTTCTCAAGAGATACTAACACTATTTATCCACCTTATTTGGAGTTTAAATGGAATGATAGTACATTCAGTACCGGTTCAAGTACTGTTGTAAGTAATAATAACATATTAGTGTCATTATCAAACAATAAAAACACTTATTATGACAGTGAGTATGTTAAGTTAAGAGTATACGCTAAAGACAGATACCCCGCTAGAACGTTTGTAACTAGTTCTTTACAAATATACAATAAAATATTACCTGAGACATCTTACTACTCTATTATTGATTTACAATCAAATCTAAAAGTAATTGACTTTGATACTTCAGCTACTAAATTAAGTGCTGATGCTACAAGTAGTTTCTTTATGATGTATATGAATGGACTAGAACCTGATCGTTATTATAAAGTACAAATCAAATCACAAATTGATGGTGGTACTTACATTTATGATGATGATTATTATTTCAAAGTAATACAAACTATTGATTAATGGCTGAAATAGTAAAACTAGAAAAAACTATTTATAGTAACAGTATTAATAATGTTATTAATAATGGATTTACTCAATTAGTTCCACAATCAACAGAAGTAATCGCTACTCCTGATTTAGATGTTAATGGTTTCTTTGAACAATATAATTTATTGTTTTTTGAAATACCTCCATCTGGCTCAGATGATTCACATTTAGGATTAGCAACTAAAAGCTTAGATTATTTAGGTGTGTCTTTAGAAGATTTACAAAGCGAATTAGATTACCTAAGACAAGAAAATGTTGAGTTAAAAAATCAAATTTTACAAGTCACTGGACTTAACCCTGGTGAAATAGAAGAAATATAATTATGGCTATTAATGTTATAAAATTACAAACTAGTAATAATATATTACAAGGTTCAGAAACTAATCTTGTAGCAACAACTAACCAAACTAGAAATTTTGGAGTAGAAGGTGACTACGTTGAGATGAATGTATATGATCCTTTAGATAATTTTTTATATCAAGCTAGCCCATTCTATGGTTATAAAATACCAGGAACTTATCAAGCAAACTCAGAAGGAACTTTCACTCAAGAATTAGAATTTTTACCTGAGAATGACTCTGTATCTTTAGGATTCTCATATGGTGTGTATAAGATGGAATATAACATCTTACGCCCTAAAATTATTAATACTTCCAATAAAATTTTCTTTATAAAAGAAATTTCAGCGGATAGAACTGAAATTAGATTATCAACAAATAGTGTATCAAATACAGCATTAACTGATGGTACATTAGCTTTTATTAATGAAAACCAAGATCTAGGATATTTTAAAGAATTCTATATTAATTTTGGTCAAGGTAATTTACAACCAGCTATTAACATAGCTTTAGATCAGAATACTACTCCATCTAGTATATTGGTTAAATTACTTAACCCATTACCTTTAAATATAGCTGTTAATGCTTTAGCTTCTGTAGCTGAAAAAATATCTAATAGTCAATCTTATCAAGTTGATATAACACCAGATCCAGTTATTATCACTTATCCATCTTTACGTGGACCTAATTTTGATCTTGAATTAGATAATACTAGAGTAAATCCAACTGAATATTATAATTTAAGTGGATTAACTACTTCTAAAGCAAGTGTTAATTCTAACTTACAATCTTTACTTGGAATAATAAGTTCATCTCAGTTTCAAATAAATGTTGACTATACTGATTATAGTAATTTTATTCATTACTCTTCAGCTCAACAAAGATTAGATGGATTTAAATATAAATTAACACAAATTGAAGATTACACTGCAGCTAGTGCTTCTGCTGCTACTGGTGGTAATACAACAACTCAATTAGACGCTCAAAACTATCAATATAAAATAGATGGTGTTATACAAGGATTTGATGGATATGAGAAATTCTTATATTATGAGTCTAGTTCATATGCTTGGCCTAAAACAACATCAACTAAACCTTACATAAACGCATCTACATCATCTGTAGCTGCTTTTAATTTCTATACTAGTCAATCTATTATTTCTTCAGATTATGATAATAGAAACCAAGACTATTTAATATATGCTTTACCAACATACGTAAATGAAAATTCTGGTAACCAAGAATTATTTAGATTCATTGGTTCTATAGGAACCATGTTTGATGAAGTTTGGTTATATACTAAGGCAATAACTGATCTATATAAAAGTAGAAATGCTTTAGACCAAGGTATTTCTAAAGATTTAGTGTACTATGCTCTTCAATCAATGGGTATAAATGTATACACTGATGAAGATGGTACTGATGTATTTCAATACTTGTATGGTGTAAATCCTGATGGTACTTATCTACCTAACACAGGCTCATACCAAACCGCGATCACTGCTTCTCAGTATCAAATATCTGGTCAAGACCAACAAAAAGGAATTTATAAACGTTTATATTCAAACTTACCTTTATTACTTAAATCTAAAGGTACAACTCGTTTTATTCAATATTTGAATACTATATTTGGTATTCCACCAACAATCATGTCTTATCTTGAGTATGGTGGTGTTGACAAAACTGAATCTACATCTGAATATGAATATGATAGATTCACTTATACTTTACAATTATCAGGATCAAGCGCTGTAAGTATACCTTGGAATTATACATCTCAAAGTTTATCTAGAACAGGATATAGTGATATAGCTCCTAATGGTATTGAGTTTAGATTTAAAGCTTCACCAAGCTACTCTACTACTCAATCATTATTCCATAATGGATCTAACTATAATTTACATTTATTATACACTAACACTGGCTCAGCTAATTCTATATACTCAGGCAGTGTAGGTAAATTTGGATATTTACAATTTAACTTAGGTTCAACTTCTGTTACAACACCTACTGTACCTGTGTTTATGACAGGATCAACAGGTGAAAACAGTTGGTATAGTGTATTAGTACAAAGAACAAATCCAGATCTAAGAATAGGTGATGTAAGCACATCTCAAACATACAATGTTTATATTAAAAATAACGTTTGGGGAGAAGTAGGACATGTAGCAAGTGCTAGTTTAACTACAACAACTCAAAATAGTTCTTGGTACACTAATGGAACAACACTTACTTTCGGTAGTGGTTCTTACCCATTTAGTGGATCAATTCAAGAAACAAGATTATGGTCTAATTTCTTATCTGAATCAGCATTTGACTCACATGTTTTAAATCCTGAATCATATGAAAGTAACTATACATCTTCAGCTTATAATGATTTAGCTGCTAGATTTACTTTAGGTAACAACTTATACACTTATAATCATAGTGTAACTACAACTGTTGCTTCAACAGCTCCAAACCAAGTAATTCAAAAGTGGACAGCTTCATTTAGTAATTTTGCTAATAAAAATAACTACACATCCTTTGTAGAAACATATTATGCTGATGTCGCTAACTCAGGATATGCTAACCCAGTTACTGATAAAGTTAGAATTGTAAGCAGTAGTTTATATGGTACTCAATTATTACCTAATAAGAGTATTGAACTACAACCTATACTTCCAACATCAAAAGATATACATTTATTAGATGCTGGTTTATCACCTCAAGATGAAATCAATAAAGACATCATCGCTCAATTAGGTTCAACTTATACTATTGATGAATTTATAGGTGACCCAACAGGTAAAGGATATGATGAGTTAGCTGATTTAAGAACTGAGTACTTTAGAAAGTATGTGAATGAATTCAATTATAAAGATTTTATAAATCTAATTGAATACTTCCATAACTCATTATTCAGAACATTAAAAGATTTCACACCAGCTAGAACTAATGTTGCTACAGGTATTATTATAAAACCACACTTACTTGAAAGACCAAGTGTTGATATACCTGCTCCTCAAGTAGCTAGACATAATAACCAAAGTGGTTCTATTGATACTTTATTTATTACAGCTAGTAATGGTGGTGGATATAGTCAATCACTTTATAACATAACCTATAATACAAATCTTGGCCCTACAACTATAATATCAGATGCTAGAGATTTCTTTACAGGTGAGTTACCTTCATCATCTATTTTCATACATGATGATTTTGATATAGCTAACTTTAATCCATTTGCTGTTGGATTTGAGTCAGATAATACAAGTTCATATTCTGAAAGTATTTGGAATGTAAATTACAATCCATTATTAAATAATGTTGAGTTAAATCAAACTTCTAGTAAAAGAAAATCATTAACAGTATTAGAAAATCTTACTAATGTAACTCAAAGTTTACAATATCAAGATTTTACAGACTCATATCAACGCCATATAAGACCAAGATATGAAGGTTCAACTACAACAAGTACATTATATAATGTATTCTCAAATGGTGATACTACATTTGGTAAAACAGCAGCCATTGATAAAAATACAAGACAATTTGCTTTCTTTAGTGAAATAGTAGCTTCAGGATCTGATTTATTATCAATGCCTGAACGTAGTAATGTTTACATTAAGTATTTGATTGATGAAACAGGTTCATTGACTGAGTTAACAAAACGTAACTACGAATTACTAACTGAAGATCAAAAATATAATTTATACCAAGTACAAAGTATTTTCAAGACTGAAGATACAATTAATATTGGTTTATTTGATAATCAAAATCCAACTAAACAACAGTTATTAGATGGTAATAAGCATATATTTGCTGGTGGGTTTAGATTTTCTCCTGTATTATGGAGAAGAACTGATTCAGCTGCTTTAACTTATAATTTAGTAAAACCTAAATTAATTAGGGTAACAACACAACAAAGTGGTGGATCAACTACTCCTCCTTATTTGTTAGGTGATTTTAGTTACACACTCAACTCTACAATAGATCCTAATACTGATTTTAGATTATTCCAAGTCACTGTTAATTATATTGGAGCTACACCATTAGTTGATAATATAAATGTAGGTGTTATTATACAATATGCTTATGGAGGTTCAAGTTATAATTTTGCTGGATTTCGAGTTCCTATAAATGGGCGAGAAGGACAAACTCAAAATTCATTCACTTATGACACTCAAAGAATAGGTGATACACTTGTAATAACATCTGGTCTTGGTCCAATAACTTATCAACCAGGTGGAGGAACAGGTACAGGTGGAACAAGTACTTATAATACTTTTATAAGTTCATCTCTTGAAGCAACTGATCAAGGACATTTTAGAGTACATGTTAGTCAATCAAATATATTAATAGCTCCAAAAGTTATGTCTGAATTTTACTATGGAGTTGTTAGTGGTAGTTACACTAGTGATGGATTTTATTTTAATGGTGTAGATGGTGGTTCACCTGTTTATGGTGAGGCTGATTATCCATTTATTTTGCATCCTGGTGACTTGATTAGATTATATAATACTGGATCATCAGCTCAAGGTTTCTCAATTTTAGAAGAATATGAGATAACTAGTATTCATACCCCAACATCTACTAATGATTCAATGTCATTCTCATTAAATAAAAATATTGACTTAGGTACAATCCAAGCATTTTCAGCTAATAGTTTAACAGGTAGTATTAAACGATATATCATTAGTAGAAAAATACCTGATGAAACTAATATTGTAATTGATTACCAAAAACGTGATGGTCAAACATCAGCTGGAGTTGTTAAAAATACTAATTTAGCTTCTGATATTGATGCTAAGATGGCTAACATAGTAAGTGACTTGAAGAGTAAGATATTTAGTACAGTTCTCATTCCATAATATATTTATATAAAACACATTAAAAGATGTCATTTTTAAACAACCAATTAGTAACGATTGATGCCGTATTAACAAAGAAGGGTCGCGAATTGATGGCTCGTAACGACGGATCATTTCAGATTACACAATTTGCATTAGCTGATGATGAGATTGATTATACTCTATATAATCCTAGTCACCCATCTGGTTCAGCTTTCTTTGGTGAAGCAATTGAAAAAATGCCTTTATTACAGGCGTTCACTGATGAAACACAAAACTTAAAATATAAGTTAGTAACTTTACCACGTGGTACTTCAAAACTACCAGTATTAAATCTTGGTTATACAACTGTGACATTACGTCAGTCAGCTGCTTTAACTATCACTCCTCAAACATTAAACTACTTAGGTGCTGTTTCAACATTTGAACCATCTGGTTATTTAGTAACTGTGGGAGATTCAAGATTCTTAAGTACATTTACAGGTGCAGGTATTGATACAACTTCATTAGCTACAAATACAACTGTTCCAAATGCTAGTGGAGCTAGTTTATCAGTAAGCCAAATTGGTACTTCATTTAGTTTAATTGCAACAACAATTAATACATTATTTGGTACTTCAGCCTTACCAGGAGCTACTATCACAACTACAATAACAGCTATTGGTAGAGATAGTGGTGCTAGAATTACTATACCTTTAACTATAATTAAAACCTAATTAATATATGTCATTTACAGCTTTTAGTCCTGATGATTCAGTGATAAGTTCAGATGCTTCCATTGCTCCAATGTGGAGCGGAGATGTGACTACATTAACTGCTCTTTACTCAAGTTCAGTTCAAGAATCTTCAGCACCAGGAAAATTTTATTTAGATGTTTATCAAACTGGTTCATCTAATGCAGATGCTGAAGTTCAATTTTCTGTAGCCTATGGACATATAAGTGGTTCAGGTTCAGCTTATTTTAATCCTTCTGTTCCTGATAAGACACCAACAAGAGATATCTATGGTCAATTTAGAACATTGATCTATGGAGATGAAAATACATCTTTCTCATTTGGTTCATCAACAAATGTGTCTAAAGACATTGTTGTATTATCAGTTAATAGAGCTCAATTTAAAGAATCATTTAATCCAGGTTCATTAACATTAACATTAGCTAGTGGAGGTAATACTCTTAAATTAACTGATGATTCTACTGTAACAACTTCTGCTACTTATATTGGTACATCTCGTGTTTACCAATTATTAAGTGGATCTTATAACAGTGTTTATTCTTCAGCTTACACAGTTAGTGGTTCTTATGGTATTGTAATTCCTGATGAAGGATTAATCATATTAAACCCAAGAGCTTTAGCTTTATCAGCTGGTGCTTTAGGAGGTTTAGGTGTGACTTGGAATGAAGATAGTTCAAATACTGTAGCTTCAGCTAACCCATCTTACAACTACAATAACAGGATAGTTTATAATTTAATAAACTCAGGAGCTGGTTTCCGTTTACAAAACTACGAAACAATTTCATCTCGTTATTTCTTTGTACGTGTTAAAAACGCTGAAAACAACTACACAACAAACCCAACTGTAATTGATTCAAATGGTAACTTATTATACACATCATTAATTTACAACCCACAAACATTTATAACAACAGTTGGTATGTATAATGATGCTGGTGATTTAGTTGCTGTAGCAAAATTAAATAAACCATTAGTAAAAGATTTTACTAAAGAATTACTGTTAAGAGTTAAATTAGATTTCTAATGTTCCGCCAATGTCAGCATTTAAACGAATTAACGTATCAGACTATTTTGTAGTACCTTATACAGCCAATAAAAGCTGGGATATTAGGTCTGGGTCTTTAGCTGACAATCAAATAACTGTAAACGCAGGAGTTAAGTTTACTAGTTCGCTATTTGATCCCTACAATGAACTTGAAACTAACGGTCAATATGATCGTTTGGTTTATGACATGGTAAACGCTACTTATTACCCTAGATTTCTTCCAGGGTATGTAAATACTAGTTCAATGCAAGGTACTATCTTTAATGATGGTACCTTGTCTACATCTTCTTATAATGACGGAATTGTTAATTTAGGTAATTTAGATACTGTAAGATATTTTCCAACAGGAAATGGATCATTAATTTACGCTATTAATTTTCCACGTCAATTAACTGGTGATAAAATTTTACCAACAACATTTGAATTATCATATGTGAGTGCATCTGCTGATTATAAAATATATGATGATGGAAATTATAACTTATTTTACAGCGGTAGTGATGTTAGTTCTTCTATTGGAACAGTATTATCTCAGAGTTCATATGTAGGTAATGTGTTTTATGAGCAAAATATAGCCATATTAAGTATAATTCCTAATGGATTTATGCCTACGCCAACACCAACCCCTACTCCAACCCCAACTCCAACTGGAACACCAACACCTACTCCTACAGCTACTAATACACCAACTCCAACCCCTACACCAACTAATACTGCTACTCCTACAGTAACACCAACACCAACTAATACTTTTACTCCTACTCCAACACCAACAAATACCATTACACCAACCCCAACTAATACTTTCACTCCAACACCAACACCAACTAACACACCAACCCCTACACCAACACCTACTCCGACACCAACACCAACTCCAACTCCTACTCCAACAACACCAACATCTATTTGGACAATTAGAAACTTTAACTGTGGATTTGGAACAATTAATGATGTTGGTATTAATGGTGACTTTATGGGCTCATTAAGTGGTCCTTCAAACTTCCCATTAACATCAACTTTATATGGACTTAAGTATAGTCCAAGTAGTATAAACTATGGTGGTTCAAATACAATTCAACTTAATGTAACTACTAATTTACCAGGTACAGGAAACTGTGGTATATTAAGAGTATATGTTAATAGTACTGTAGTTGGTGTATCATATTTCTCTTCAAATCCATTCCCACAAATAACAGGTATAGTAATTAATGCTGGTGATCAAGTTACAGTAGAAACAGATTGTGTGGCAGGAGCTTGTCCATAACATAAATTAAATAATAAGAGATGATTAGAACTATAGTACCAAATTTCGATGTTAAGTTTAAAAACAACCATGTTGTTTATGAGACTTTCATCAAATGTACTATAAAGGACTATGAATTTAACACATCATATAACCCAACATTATTATCAGGTTCACAAGGTGTTATGACACCATATAGTTCATCTGATAGCGGAAGTGTAGTATATGTTACTCCACAGGATAGTTTTGGTATATTGAAAGATTTTGCTACTGGATCTATTTCTGGTTCAGAATTTTCACCGTATGTGTCAACAGTAGGTTTATATAATGACGCTCAAGATTTAATAGCGGTAGCTAAAATGGCAGAACCAATTCCTATTTCATCAAATACTGATCAAACATTTTTGATTAAGTGGGATTTGAACTATAACGATGGATTTTATCCAACTGCTACTCCTACCCCTACTCCAACTGCTACACCAACTCCAACCCCAACACCTACTGCTACTAATACACCAACACCAACAGCAACACCTACTGCTACAGCAACTCCAACTGCTACAGCAACACCTACTGCTACTCCAACTCCTCCACCACCAACTGATACGCCAACCCCTACTCCAACATTACCACCTACTAATACACCAACACCAACACCAACACCAACTCCAACCCCTACTAATACTCCACCTCCACCTACTGACACACCAACTCCAACCCCAACTAGTACACCAACTAATACACCAACCCCTACACCAACTCCTAACCCATCAGGTAGTTTATTCTTTGATGCGTCAACAGGTGTTGGTGGTTATAGTGTCACTGCTATTGATGTAAATGGTGTAACACCTACATTAACTAGTGGAACTAATGTTCCATTTAGTACTGATGGACATGGTTTTGCTACTAATCAAACTGGTAATAATGAAACTTTAAATATAACAATAGGTGGATTTACATTAAATGGATGTATTCAAGTTACAGATAGTGGGGCGAATTATTATCAACAGAATGTGAGTGGAAATGGAACTATTTCCTTTACTGGTCTTGTAATAAACAATACAACAACAGTTCAGGTTGTATTAGCTGATGGATCTTGTTCTTCATCTACCCCAACACCAACTCCAACTTCATCACCAACCAACACCCCAACCCCTACACCAACATCTCCGGCACCAACTAATACACCAACTCCAACTCCATTACCAACAGACACACCAACCCCAACTCCTGTGCCAACTAACACCCCAACACCTACACCAGTACCAACTGACACGCCAACACCTACTCCAACCTCTCCTGCTCCAACAAATACACCTACACCAACCCCTGTACCTACTGACACACCAACACCAACACCTGCTCCTACTAATACACCAACACCAACACCTACATCTACACCGGTTGAGAATCAAGTACTTGTTTACACAAAATATAAAACTACTGCACCCACGGGAAATTTACAATTTAGTATAAATAATGGAACATTTATCAATGCTGGTCCAGTGACAACCACATCTTGTACTTATAGTTTTGCAATTAGTGGATTAGAAATTGGAGATACAATTGATTTCAATAACACATCAACATTTACAGTGGCAGGAAGTACATCAGTTTGTCCTGATGGGCCAGGTGGATTCAGTTGTGACTTTAGCTATTCTGTTTTATCATCAGGTCCACAAAATGTTTACATCACAGTGGATGGTTCTACCGCCTGTTAAAATATTTATATAAAATAATGTTATGAAATGGAATTATTGGGATAAATTAGATCCCGAAGATTATATTGGTTTTGTTTATAAAATTACAAACTTAGCTAATAGTAAATTTTACATTGGTAAAAAGTATTTTTGGTACAACAAAAAGAAAAAACTAACCAAAAAACAACTAGCTGAATTACCAGTCACTCCAGGTCGTAAACCAACACATGAAATTGTTCGTGTTGAAAGCGATTGGAAAACATATTGGGGCTCATCTAAAGAATTATTAACTGATGTTAATGAACTAGGATCAGAGTTTTTTGAGTGTCTAATACTCAAACCATGTAAAACAAAAAAAGAACTCACATACTATGAAATGCATTATCAATGTAAATTTGAATGCCTAATTCCAGGTACTAATAGTTACAACGATAATATACTAGGTAAGTTCTTCACTAGAGATTTGGCCTAGTAAAATAATTTAGCTATATTATAGGTTATGATCAATGCAGCCTTACTACATACTGTAAACAGTGTATTAGGAAAAGGAAAAGAAACAAGCAGTAACAACTACGCTTATAAATGTCCTTTTTGTAATCATCATAAACCTAAACTAGAGGTGAACATGGTTCCTAATATGAAAGGAGAGAATCCATGGCATTGTTGGGTATGTAACGCTAAAGGTAAAACATTAGTAGGTTTATTTAAAAAGATCAAAGTCGCTTCTGATAAAATATCTGAGTTAAAATCAATACTTGGTTTCACTCAAAAAGAAGAAGTTGTTAGTGACAAAACAAAAGTTGAATTACCTAAAGAATATAAACCACTTATTAATCTCGCACGTACAGATATCGCCGCTAAACACGCTTTAATGTATTTAAAGAAACGAGGTATTAATAAGTCGGATATATTGAAGTATAATATAGGTTATTGTGAAGAAGGCAGGTATGCCAACAGAATTATTGTACCATCATATGATACTAATGGTGAATTAAATTATTTTATAGCCAGGGATATTAATCCTGACTCAAAGAAAAAATATGATGCTCCTAAATGTAACAAAAATGAACTAATAGGACTTGAATATTTCATTAACTGGGATGTTCCTGTTATATTATGTGAAGGTATTTTTGATGCTATTGCTATTAAACGTAATGCAGTACCATTATTAGGTAAATCAATACCAAAAGCGCTAATGTTAAAATTAGTACAACCAAGTGTTAAAACAGTATACGTGTCTTTAGATAGGGACGCCTTAAAAGATGCTCTAAAATACGCAGAAGAATTACTCAATCTAGGCAAAGACGTTTATCTAATTGATTTAAAGGATAAAGATCCATCAGAAATGGGCTTCGAAAAATTCACTAAATTAGTTCATGAAGCCGAGCAACTATCTCTAGGTGAACTAATATACAAAAAACTAGAATTAGCATGATTGATAGAAATGTCAACATAATTAAAGACCCTAAAATCAAACGCATTGTAGAATACAATGAGGGAGATAGGCAAGTAAATGTATTAGACTCTCGTTTTTACAGACGTGGGGAAGAATACTATCCATCAGTGACATCAGTATTAAATTATTTCCCTAAAAATCAGTTTTTTCACAATTGGTTAAAAGATGTAGGACATAATTCAGACATTATTGCTTCTAAAGCAGCAGCTGAAGGTACTCAAGTACACACTGCTATTGATCGTTTTTTAAACGGAGAAGAAATTCAATGGTTAGATCAAAATGGTAGAGCAGAATATAGTATGGATGTATGGAAAATGATCCTTAAGTTTGCTGACTTTTGGAACACACACAAACCAGAACTTATAGTAGGTGAGTACCATTTATTTTCTGATGAACATAAGTATGCTGGTACAGCTGACTTAGTTATTCGTATGAATGAAAAGTTATGGTTATTAGATATTAAAACATCTAACTCACTTCATACATCATATGATTTACAATTAGCAGCTTACTCTAAAGCATGGAATGAAACACATACTGATAAAATAGAAGAAACAGGTATTTTATGGCTTAAAGCTAACACACGTAGTGAAGGTAAAAAAGATAAAATACAAGGTAAAGGATGGGAACTTAAAGTAATAAGTGATATTGAAGCTAACTTTAAGATGTTTATGAATGTATATGAAATATACAAACTTGAAAATCCAAATTTTAAGCCTATGACTGAATTATTACCAACATCAATTAAATTGATTCAATAGATATTTATCTATGTGAATAATAATCAATTTACAATAGTCATTCCTTGTAAAAATGAAGGTATAAATATATACGATTGTTTAGGATTCATTTGTAAACAAAAAGGAATAGGAAATACCAGAGTTATCATTGCTGATAATTCAGATGATGAAGAATCATTAAATTGGTTATATAGAGCTCAAACAGATTACAAATATTCTATTAAAATAGAAATTATCAAAGGAGGGTATCCAGCTAAAGCGCGCCTTGAAGGTTCGAAATTAGTGGATACCCCTTATATATTATTTCTAGATGCGGATGTGATGCTACTAGATAATAAATTATTTTATAATATACTTGGTTTTAATTTAGATTTATTAACAGTACCATTTCAAACAGAAAAAGGATGGAATTGGGTGTTTCGTATATTTGATTTATTTCAAAATTTAAGTGTGAAATTAGGTACACCATTTGCGGTAGGTGGTTTTCAATATTGGAACACTCAAACATATTGGGAACTAGGTGGTTATAAAGAAGATGAATTATTCGCGGAGGATTATTCTTTATCATCTAAAGTTAAACCTAAAAAATTTTGGATACATGGATCAAATGGGGTATTCACCTCAGCTAGACGTTTTAGAAAAAAAGGTATTGGATATATGTTTTGGATTATGATTAAAAGTTATCTCAATAGAAACAACCCAGAATTTTTCAAAAAACATCATAACTACTGGAAATGAGATACCAAGCCATTATAATATCAGATTTACATTTAGGTACTAAAGACTCTAAAGCGGAGGAATTTATTGAATTTTTAGAAAATCATCCTACTGATCTTTTAATATTAAATGGTGATATTGTAGATGGATGGGCGTTAAATAGAGGTACAAAATGGAAAAAACAACACACAAAAGTTATTTCTAAGTTATTAAGATTATCAAATACAACCCAAATAATTTGGATAAGAGGAAACCATGACGAATTTATACAAGACTTTATTGGCACCCACTTGGGCGCAATTGAAATTAGAGAAGATTACATCATCAATACAAAAGTTTGGGTGGAGAATGATGTATATAGGAATGAAAATTATTATGTTTTTCATGGAGATGTTGTGGATGTTTTTATAACAAAATATAAATGGCTATCTAAAATAGGAGCTGTTGGATATGATTTTGCACTTACTCTTAATCGTTGGTACAATAATTACCGCAAATGGAGAAAATTACCATACCAATCCATATCTCAGAAAATTAAAGGCGGAGTTAAAGCAGCTACTAATTACATAAATGATTTTGAAACCACAGCATTATCCATGGCTCATAAAAAAGGATGTAATGGTGTTATTTGTGGACATATCCATCAACCAGAAGATAGAATACTTAATGGTAAACGTTACTTAAATAGTGGAGATTGGATAGAAAATATGAGTGCTATATTAATAGATAACTATAGTAATATAACATTATATAAACACAGCTAGACTGACCGCGACTATTGGCATATCTTTATTATATAATAAGAAATAAAAGATATGAACACACAAGAATTAATGAGTAAAGAAGTTTTAACAGCGGAGGAACGCGATATTATAAACTCTACTAA